TGGAACGGCGACTTTATAGCCAAGTCCACCGTCTTTTGAAAGATAGCGTCAGCCTCCGTCTTGTTCTGCAATATGGCTTCGAGCGAGCGTTGCTGCAACTCGAACTCTCCACGCACTTTCGCTATTTGTCCGATGTAGCCCTGTACCTGCGAGACGGAGAACAGCAGGGCGAACTTGCGGGCGAGCTGCCCCGTAATATCCATTAGGTTGCGGTGCCACTGTTCGAGGCTTGAAGATTGAACGCCCGCTTGCTGCAAGGATGCGTTGTGCTGTCTGATAGCGTTGTTTATGGCCTCAAGTTTAGTCTTGTAGGCCCCGTCTGTCTTGCTTAGATTCAAAAGGGCTTGTTCAAGCATTTTGACGGCAGCGATTTCATCTCGCAAGGTTTTTGCGTCTTTGCTTGCCTGTATCGCCACACCGTAGCTCATACTTGTGGTAGATGCTCCCCTTGTTGTTTGCGCCACTTGTTGCTCGCCTTGCCTACGTAGTTGGGCTTGGTGTCTCTGTTGGGCTTTTGTGCGCTCTTCCATAGCCCGCAACGCTGCTTGCAGCGCGGCTTCTTCCGATTTTTGCTGTTGTGCCGCAGATTTTTCAGCCGCTGCCGTTCTGCGTTGCGCATCTTTTTCCGCTGCTTGCGTTTTCTTGTCCTCCGCACGAAGAGCTTCCGCAGATGTCTGGTTTATAAGGCGCAGCTCTTCTTCATACCCTCTTTTCTTTTCTGCGACTGATTTTGCGGCGGATGACATCCCGCCATTCTTGTCGTAAGCGTTTCCGCCCGCCTTCAGACGCTCAAACTCTGCCTCGCATTCTACAATTTTGTTTTTAAGATCCCCCGTTTTCGCCACCATTTGGGCTATGGCTTGATTGGAGGCAGTTTGGTTGTTTATTGCTGCGGAAGCTGAATTTATGTGGGCTGCGGTTTGCGAATAGATACCACCGAGCTGTGTGACAAGTCTGATGATTTGTGCAATTTCCGCAGAGTTTCTTGCCGCTTGTGGGAACAGATATGGACTTGCCTTGTCCTGCTCCGCTTTCAGCTGTCTTAACGCCTGTAAGTATTGAGCGATACCGTTTGACCTTATGTCTTGGGCGGTGATGTTTCCGCCTAACTTGGAGCTTAAAAGGGAAGCCATAGACTGTCGCACGGTTTCTATCTGCTGCTTAAAAGAGGCAAGTTTGTTTTGTGCGGGGGTAAGGTCGTACATTCCAAGCACTGCATTGGTAGGCGAGTTTTTGGATGCGTTCAACTGATTGAGCAGCTGTGCAGTCTGCGTGAGCGACGTGTTCGTCTGTTGGGCTTGCCGTCCCATGTTTCCGACGGATTGCGCGGCAGTGTTCACGCCGCCGCTTGCAGTGCCGATTGCTCCGAGCTTGTCCTGTATCTGCGTAAGGGCGGCGATAAGCGGACTTACACCGTCTTTCAGACTTTTGAAGGCCGTGTTGATGGTGTTCGCTGTAACTGTGCTGTTTTTTGCTATTGTTTCCAGCTTTTTGTCGTACCTGTCAAAGTATTCAAGGGTTTTCGGGTCTATCTGCAAAACCGACAATGCCTCATTTGCCATAACCTATTTTGTTTTGATGCCTATTCCGAAGTCATTCATGCCCTTTAAGTCTTTGGCACTTCCGACCTTCCTTTTTTTGCGATTGTTCTTTTTGTTCTTAATGTATTCAACGTGCGAGAAGTCAAGCGAGGAGAGCTTGACCTGTCCCACTGTCATATTCCAAAGATATTCTTCGCGAGAGCACCATGTGTTCGAGCGCAGAAAGTCAACCATCATTCCCCATTCGGTTCTGGAGTTTATTATTCGGCTTCCGCTTTCGTCATCTTCCTCCCAAGCGTCATCTCTCGGACGGTCTTTATCACACTGGTACTCTCGAAAAAAAAATTTACGTCAATCAGTTGCAAAATCTCGCCAAGCAAAAGAATCCAGTCACGTACCGTGTAGTCTCCCCACATCAGTACGTCGCGTATGCGCTTGAACTCATCGGAATACGTTTTGCGCCCATAATCTGAAAAAATTCGCTCCTTGTTGTTGAGCAGGGCAAGCGTGATTACATTCACAACCGTTGGCAGGTTTGTTGAGAACTCCCTAAGCACATCTCCCATTGACATCTTCTCGGACTTTACCACTTTGCAGGCTTCCTCTGCAATAAGCCACTGCACTGCGGGTTTCAAGCCATGTATCTCCCATTCCGTTCCATGAAGTTTGACGATACTGGGACTGTCGTTCATGATTTTGGCAAGGCGTTCCATAGCCTCGTCGCTTATGGGCGTTTGTGGTTGTATAATGTTGTCACTTTTGCGACTCTTGTCGTTTTTGTTCGCTCTATAAACAGCCATAGCATATATCAAAAAGTGGTGACGGGAACACGATGCTGCCCCCGCCACCACCATATATTGTATGAAAAAAGCCTTGATTAGGCGGTTGTTTCAGTAGGGACAGTGTAGCTTTCGTTGATGTATGCCGCACTCTTCTTCTCTGCGCCGTTTATTGTCAAGAGAACGCTTTTCGCTGTTCCGGCCAGCTTCAAACGGACAAGGTTGGAGTTGAGCGATTCACACATCATTTGGGAATTGAGCTGTAGCTTCGGAATGCAGACGCTCATATACTTGTCATTTCCCGTATCATCCGTGCCGTTGGGGAATACAAGGTCGATTTTCGCGTAGGTTTTGACATACGCATTGGGTGCGTAGATTTTCTTCGCGGAACTGTCATACGTGAAGTTGGCCATCTTTGTGAGGATGTCCCTTTGTACGTCCGCAACCTCGGCCTCCAGCTTGAACGCTCCGAGCGTCACAATCTCCAAGATGGGGTCATCGGAAAACTCGTTCTCAATTTCCGTGGAGTCGTTGTCATCTTGACTGATTGTCGTAGTGTCACGCACAACCTCGTCGAAGATGATGGTGTCGCCTTCTGGATTGTCTGGAGTTTCGGTGTCTGCGCCTGTGTAGAGCTGTGCTACAAGGCAATACGGTTTGATGAGCTGTATCTGCCCACCGCTGCCAGTTCTTTTTACTGTTGCTGCCATATTTGTTATTTGAAAAGTTAAGTTGTTTGTATTTTTCTGACTGTCACGCTCACGTTCACAATGTCATAGTAATAGTCGCGGCTTGAGTCGTAGTCGTTGTCCCGCCATTCAACGGAAATGCTGTAATTTCTGTCAAACGCCCCGTCAATAACCTTGTCTAAGGCCACTTCCATCGCATTTAATTTTTTTACTGGTTTCCGTGAGAGGCTGTCTGTAGATTTGGCGTACAAGAAGATGTTCGCAGTGCCTTGTGCAAAAGCATCATAGTCGGACACTTTCAGCACATCTACAAGCACCATGTCTTTCCATTCGCTTTCCATCGCAGCTGGCAGGTTTCCGAAAAACAAGTTGTCGGATATGCCAGCCCCTGTAAGCAACATGGAGAAAAAGTTTTCGATGCGTGAAGTGCGCTTGTATCTGTTTTCCATAGCTATCTGCGTCTTATGTAATCGTGTTTCGCCCTAAGTCGCGCGGCGGCTTGTTTTACGCCACTGTTCGCTATGGCGAATACCTCATACTTACGTTTCTCTTCCAAAACCATGCCATACGGCATCGCCACTCCCACGACAAGCTCTATCGGTGCTGTTGGTTTGTAGCTTTCAAACAGCTTGACTATCTCACTCCTGCCTTCCATTTCCTCACCATACCATTTCCGTGATTTTGTGGATAGTTTCCCGCCTGCGAATCCCATGCGATATGCCGAGCCATTTACATAGATGCACCATCCATAGCTGTCGTAGAGATTGAATGTTCGGTTTTTGTAGCTGACAGAGTTTAATTCCTTGTCAACTACATCCTTTCCAACTTTCTCCAGCAGCTGCACATAACGCTTGACGGCTATTTCCCTTGTTCTCCCCATAAGGCTAAGTCTCACTCATCTTTATGCGGACGTGAAATCCGCCAAGCTGTGAGTATTCAAATCCGACAACTCTGCCCTGCACAGGTATCGCATAGTCCGTGCAGCGAAATTTTGTATTGAATCTTATAGGGATGGCTGCGCCTTTCTCACAAGGACAATACACCTCGTAGTCGGCCATGATTGTGCCACTGCTCATCAGCTCGGATGCGCGTTGTATGTCACATGTTGTTTCGAGCAGCACGGTCTCCTCCTCCGAAGTTCCCGTCTCTCCATCCTTTTCGGCAGTCGTTTCTGCATCGTCGGAGGTTTCCGTGTACTCGTCTTCATCTCCAAGCAAGTCGCCGTCAGCCGTGCCGTCATTCTTGTCACCCAAGATGTCGCCATCGGTAGGAGTAACCGCCATCACTTCGTAAAAAACGCCGTGGAACGGGAACTCTGCTATAGCCTGCCTGTCAATAATCATAGCAATCGCATTCTTCGTTTACCCATGACACCCCACTGTCGTCAATCGCCGTGGCCTCTTCGTCCAAGCCATATTTCTGATACAGTCTCTTCAGCTTTTCCTTGATGTTCTCTATTACCGCAGCCGTAACGGTTTCAGAGCCTACATCTTGGCGGAAATTTCCATGCTGCAATGACGATGAAGCCACCGACCACGGCCCGTTGACAACTTTTTCATAAAGGTCGATAAGGCAGTAGTCCTCTATCTCCTGCGGCACATCGCAACGGCAAAAGTCCATTACTTGGCGTTTGTAGGCGATGTTTACCAGCGTGTCCTTTTCAAAAACAAAGCGCGTGAGGCCGTTAAGATATTCGATGGATTCTTGAAGGGTCATATTGTGAGCGTGTATGAGGCTTTTGTCAATCTGCTACGGAAGTGTTGACGATTACGTGCTGCATGAACTCATTAAGTGCGGGGACTGCCGACATCAGCACCTCGGTTCTCCATTCGCGGAGTTCTCCGGCATCATAGCTGCTGTTGACAACGGTGCAAACGCCGTCGTTTGCACGTGCGAAAACTTTGCTGATTCCCTGTGCGCCATAGCCATTGCCAAAGACCTTCTCGTCAAGCGGGGTTGTCCATTTAAGGTCGCACGGCTTGCCTGCGGGACAAAGAACTGCTATGTTGTCCGCCCATCCGTGAATCATGGCCTCGCCTGTGTTCGTGATGTTGCGCTCTTTCTCCACGACAATTTCTATTGGGGAAACGCCGGGGTAATCTGCAAACGCACGGGTGAAGAGGTCTGCTGTTGTCGGGGCGGCGTTGGTCGTGGCGACCCAAGCGAGCGGGTTTTTCTTGTAACTCTCAACGAGTTCCTTGACCTCTGCGTTCTTCAACAAAACGTTGTAGAACATATTGTGCGAGATTTTCCACACAAGCGAGCCTTCATATCCCCAAGAATCGCGGAACGCGGTCTCTTTCGCGGCCATTTGTGAGAGAATTTGACAGTCCGCGTCAGTCCACACCTTTTCCCCGGCATTGACAAAGTTTTCGGAAGGTATCAACGCCTTGTGAATGGGGATTTGGATTCCCTGCCCGATGCCCGTATAGTCAATCTTCCCCGTTGTCATCAGCTGCGCTGTCATATAGTTCAGAGTCTGGTGTGCGCTGTCGAGCTTCGTCTGCAAATCACGAGTCCATGCAATGACAATATCCTTGTCCTGCCCGAACTCCTCAAATTCCTGCTCTTTGCGCATACGTTCTGCGGCGTTCTCAACATACGCTTTAGACACAAAGTGAGGGATGCTTGCTTGATAGAAGGAAATACCCTCCACATCATCTTGCAAGCCCTTTCCCAGCGGCGCACGCATATCCATAAGCGGTGCGGCTTTCAAGGCTCTGCTCTTTTGGGTGAATGTGGCAAGTCCGCCGTTATCGGTCGGGGTTGCTGTAGCGTCTTTTTGACACTGTGACTTCCACCAGCTGTAGTTTACACCGAGCAGCCCCTTTTTGTCAATGAAAGTCTGTAGATAGTTGCGGTTCTCCTTACTGTTGAAGAACTTGGCATACCGAGAGTTGTTAAAGTCTGATTTCATTCTTGCTCCTTTCTCTTTTTAGAGTTCAAACCATCCGTTCCATACGCTCTTGTTGAGTCCCTTGACGCTTTTAGGGAGAGGCTGCATACGGTCAACATACATTTTTACCCCACATCCTGCAATGCAGGGGGTAAAGGTGTAACGGGCTTTGGAAAACTCATCGCCTCCATCATCCTCATCGTTCGGGTCGTAGAAAAAGTCCGTGTCGCTTGGGAAGAATGCGTTGGGGTTTGTTACAACGGCAGTCGCCTCCGCGCCCTCTGCTGTGGCTTCCACGAGTACCGAACCTGCTTCCGTGGTATCGAGAGCGGTACTAAGTGTCAACTCCCAAATGTCGCCGAGCGTGGCATCGGTAGTTTTTGAGACAGCCGTGACAGTTGCCGCCGTGCCTGTGCCGTCCAGCGTGTCGGGGGCAACCATAATGATGTCACCAACAAGAGGACGATGACGGTAGCCATCGCGTTTAATCTTCACAGTCGTGCCTGTTGCTGCTTCCGCTACTTCGTAGGTTTTGAGCAACAGCACCTTCCCGTTTGTCGGGTCATACTCGCAGAGGTCGCCAGCATACGCCTTCGCCCTACCCTTGAAGGGGTTTGCCACATACCCGCCTATCGTAGGATAAACGAGACCGTGGTCGCCCGTCAGGCCGACGAATACATGCCGCATACCGCCGATTACGCCCGATGTCTGAAGCAGCACACCGGCATTGCTGACACCGCTGCCAAGAACTTGTTGCTTAATGTAAGTCATTTGTTTTGTTTTTTTGTTATTCTTTCATCGCCTCGGCAATATCGTCAAACTCGTGTTCCAAGTTTGGCTCTTTGCCGCCTGCTGCACCCGGTGTCCGTGATGGCTTTGTCGTGGCATGAGACTGGTTGTAAAGACCGATTACTTTTTCCGACAAGTCATCAATGTCTGTGTCGGGGGTAATGCTTGCGATGTCGAGTTGGGTTTTAATCCATTTTTCATCGTTGACATTTTCCCCCTTCAACTTTGCGAAGATTGCGGATTTTTTCTCCGCTACATTTCTTGCCACAGTATCGGCTTTTTGCTTGTCGAGTAAATCCTGTAGTTGCTTTTGCATTCGTGCCAAAACAGAATCATCGTCGCCGTTCGTGTCATCGTCTGGCTTTTTGCGATGTGTCGCATCCAAATCGGGGTGCAGCCTTTCGTACTCTTTGATGAAGTCACTTTTGTCATGGCGCATATTCCCGTCCATCTCTTCAAAGTCGGGCAGGTATTCTGACACCACATCCGAAAGTTCCTCCTCGTTTTTTTGCTTTTCCAGCCGCTTGTGGATTCTTTCCACTTGCCTGCTGAGTGTCCGCTCGCTGATGGAAAGTTTTTTTCCATTCATCGTGAGCTTCCCTTTTAGGGCTTCTAAAAGTTCCTCTTGTGTAAATTTCATACTCGCGCTTGTGTAAAATTGCAAGTGCAAAAATCAAGAAAAGAGACAACCACAACAAGGGTTTCCCTCTACAGTGCTGGATATATATCCAATTTAACAGGCGTGTATAAAGGTGTACGGAACATCTGTAATCGTACTTTTGCTGCACATAAAACAAGATAGTGGCCAGAATAAAGAGAGACATAGTAAAGAAACCCAATCCCGGTTTCCAAGAGCGTTTTGCCTCAAGCAATATTGACGTTGTATGGGGAGGCGGGGCTGCATCTGGCGGGAAAAGTTATGGGCTTGTCCTTGCAATGGCAGAGGCATTGATGACAGACCCCAATTTCCGTGCGCTTATTTCACGCCGCAGCCTTCAATCGCAAAAAAGCGGGGGCGGATTTGTAGATACTTTCTTGGATATTTTTGGTGACTATGTAAATGTAAAACAAAGCGATAGCCCACGTATAACGTTCCCGAATGGAGCTTATTGCGACCTCACCTACATAGACGATTCCGACCTTGACAGAATGCGAGAACGTGCGAAGGGATGGCAGTATGATATGATGGCCATCGATGAACTTACCGAAATGTCATGGGAGGCGTTTACGTATTTGCAGACCCGCAACCGTGGCCGTTCCAAAACTTTCACTGGGAAATTTTTCGCTACGATGAATCCAAAACGCTCGCATTGGGCGCGTCAGTTTATAGACTGGTATATCGGCTATGATGGCAACATAATCCCCGAAAGGGATGGGTGCGTGCGCTTCTTCTATGTCAATGGTGAAACAGTCAAGGACGTGGTATGGGGCGACACGAAAGAGGAGGTTTATCAGAGATGCAAGCTGAATATTGACAGGAAGCTCCAAAAGATAGGCGGAGATTTTTCTTATAAAGATTTGATAAAGTCCTTTGTTTTTTATCAAGGGCTTATTGGTGAAAACAAAGAGCTTATCGCCAACAACCCCGGATATGCAGGCTCTCTTGCCGCATCGGGCGGAAGGATGTCGCAGGCTTTGATGGAAGGTAATTGGAACACTGACCCCGACGAGGATTTTGATTTGCCGGTTCCAGCTTCAGCGGCCAATTCCTGCTTTCTTAACGACCCCGCAGTCAATGGGGACAAGTGGATAACCGCCGACCTCGCCGACTATGGCACTGACAATCTCGTTGCATTGGCGTGGAATGGATTTCATGTCATAGACATTCTCGTCCTCACACGCACAACGCCAAGAGTAAATGCAATGAGAGTTAAATCTTTTGCGAATGAGAATGGTGTTGCGGAGTCACACATCATATTTGATGCTACAGCGGGACGATATTTCAATGACTATCTGCCAGATGCCATTCCCTTCGTTTCTGCTATGAAGCCGAAGGGCATATATTATTTGACGGCTCAATCTTTAAAAGACCTTTGTTATTTGCGCCTCGTAAAGATGATAAACGCCGGGCATATAACGTTCGAGGACATGGTTGCGGAATCCACATACTCACACCAAAATTTGAAATATAGGATTAGCGTTCGCAATGAATTTGAGGACGAATGTTCTGTAGTGCGTTTTACGCAGCTTGCTTCCGGGAAAAAGAAGCTGTGGAACAAAAAACAAATGAATCAACTTCTTGGGCATCACCGCTCAATGGATTTGCTCGACCCATGTGCCATGCGGATGCTTCCGTGTGTCGATGTAGAATATGGCAACGAACTTGAAACAGGCCATTACGAAGATGAGAGTGCGAACGCTATGGAGAGTGCATTTGTAAATGGAAGTGTTTTTGACGAAACGATTTGGTATTAAAACGAGGTAAGAAATGTTGCAAAACGAGGATGTGAATATAATACTCAATGCGGTAAAAAAGAATTATGAAAACGTGTCAGAAAAAGACATCGCGTTTCTCGTGCTGTGTGATACTTTCGCAGACAAAAACAAGGCGTTTAAACTGGCTTATGGCTACAATAACGACAATGTATCAATATTTTGCAGCACGCAAAGAATGATGGCACTTGCAAATGCTTTACACCCGTTTGGCGTGGGGTCTATTGACACGGAGGACATTTCAAGCGAGCAAAACAAGGCGGGGCTTTTAGCCTTGTTGAAAAAAATAGAACTTGCAACCAAAGAGGGCGCACTCGAAACGAAGGACGCGCTCAACATGGAAAAAGACGTGCGTGTGAAGTTGCAAGACAAGTTCGACATGGAAGATAGCGAAGAAGTACGCCGCATCATCATTGTCCCGCAAAAGCACGACATCGTATGCCCGCACACGCATCATGAATGTACCTATATGCCGACAAAAGAAGCGTGCATAAAGCATTATAATCTGAAAGAAATTTGAAATATGAGAAACGAGGCAACGCAAAAACGTATAACATATTTGCTAACGCACCCAGAAGAGCTGTTACGCAAGAAGCCGTTTACACGGGGAAGCTGTCAGTTTTCCCCTTCCGACCCAACTGAAGGTGAAACTGTAAGGCTTACCAACTCGCTCCGGGTCATGCTTCCCAATGTAAAAAAAACAGTCGTCACACAAGACAGATTCCTTAAAGAGCTTGACCCGCAAAGCCATGAGGTGATGTTTGACGAGAACATTCCGTCTATTTGTGTAAAGTTAAAAAGCGGCGGATATTCAGAAATCAGACACAAACGTATGCCGTTGGCTTTTCAAGAACGCATACGTCAGAAAAAAACACTTACAATGTGTGGGAATCGTTGCGAAATTACTTTGCGCAACACGACTCCCAACCAAACGGACAAAAATAACTCTGCGCTTATTCGCTCAAAATGGATAGACCGTAATCAAGACGGACTTCGCACAAAAGCGGTATATGCGCAATTAGGAATGGGCGATGTTGGTTTGCTTTTTTACTTTGACAGGAAAGGCAAGATTAAAGGCCGTTTGCTTACATACGAAGATGGCTATGTCATTATCTCTCACAATGATGATAATGGCGACCGATTACTTGAATGTGTGTATTACCAAGACGAAAATGGGGCAGAGCATATAGACTGCTATGACGACACTTATTTTTACCGACTTGGCGCAACTGAAAACGGTATTGGTGTCGTGGCAATGGAAAAGCACGGCTTTAACGAAATTCCCCTTGCAACCAAACGCGGTGATGTGGCGTGGGATAAGGTACAGGGGCTTATAGAGGCATACGAGACGTTGTACAATGTGTTCATTGTGATACAAAAGCGGCATGGATGGGGCATACTGTATGTTAAGGGGAAATTTGACGAGAGTGTTAAAAAGCTCGCTGGCTCTATAATACTTAATGATAAAAGCATTGATGGGAATGGCAGTGCGGAGTTTAAAGCACCCCCGACCCCTACTGGCTATCTTGACACGCTCGCGTCAATTTACGAGCAGATACAGATACAGTCCTCAACCACGTTCATCTTGCCGAAAGACGTAAAATCGTCGGGTGACATTTCGGCCATTGCAATCATGCTTACACAGGAGCTTGACATTGAAGGTGCGACACAGGGAATTATTGAATGGCAGAATTTCGCAGACAAGCAATTACGCCTTTTTAAATATGGCCTTGCCTGTGAGCTTGTCGCGAGTGGAGAAAATCCTACAGCAATAACGGATTTTGCACGCCTTGACATGAGCTGTAAGTGGAAAATCTGGCGGCCTTTTAACGAATATGAATACAACCAAATGCTTTGTACGTTGAAAGGGGCAGGAATTATTTCTGCTAAAACGGCAATAGAGCGCAATACGGTATCGCTTCCCGATGAAGAGCTGCGGATTGCTGTCGAGCAGGAAGAAAAAGCGCAGATTGTATAACCTTTAAACGAGATTGTCAAACGATGAGCGACACTATAGTAAAAAAGAGCCTAACATTAAAGATAGACAAAAATGGGGAGGAGGTATTGTTTCCTTCTGCCATTTCGCCAGCCGTTCTTGGCACATTTACTTATACAGCCCAACGAATGGGCAGTGCGCCGTCTATTACCGCCACACTCATGTACCCTCGTTGCCTCGATGATGAGTGGACGCAAGAGGAATACGTGGAGTTTAGAGGAGAGAAATTTTATGTCAGACAGATTCCGTCAAGCTCAAAAAGTAATGAGGAAATATTTTATAAGCATGAGCTGACGTTGGTTAGCGAGAGGAGTGTTCTTGAAAGCACATATTTCTTGGATGTGGTTACAGAAAACACAGACACCGCTTATAAAGACCGTTATCGCTCCAATTACGTCAATTTCTCTTTTATGGGAACAATCAAGGAGTTTGCAGCACGTATCACAGATTCCATGATATACAGCGGTCTGTGCGCTTATGATGCAAATACAGGGACGTATAATGGTTATCATGTTGTCATAGACAACGAAATACTTTCGGATGATGACATCATTCAAGGTATAAAGGAGGTTAGTTTTGATAAAAATTATTTGAATGAAGTCTTACAAGAAATACATGATACTTTTGAGTTGTCATATTATTTTGTTGGTAAAACCATACATATAGGTTATCAAGAAAATACCCTCGACACCATATTGGAATATGGCAAAGACGATGGTTTGCTTTCCATAAATAAAACTAATCAAGATTATTCCATAATAGACAGAATTACAGGTGTCGGGTCATCGGACAACATTCCCTATTACTACCCGAATGACAGTCCGATAGGTAACGCCATTTTTAGTGTAAGCGGCATTGACAAAAGCCTCGTGGAGATAAACCTCGCAACGCTGCGCAGCCAAGTTGATTACAATGGCCAAACGTTTGGATGGGAAACTCGCTTTGCGAATATTACGAAACCTACAAGCGAGTCCGCCCGCGTAGCCATAACTGGTAGAGAAAGTACTGCGGGTGGTACGGTATCTTACGGAGGCACTTATTATTCTGAAGCCGTTCAGTTTAGTTATGCATTCGAGGCTTCAAGAGGTGTGAAACTTACAATATGGCCAAAATTTATCTTGTCAGACGGTAATGGAGCTATACGCATAAATAAAGTGTTGCTGAATGGGGAAGAATTTTATGTGTATAGCAGGGATAAGGACGCTCCAGACGAAATAACGATTAATGCGGCAGATACGCCTGTGGGGACGATTGTTTTCTATGTGCAGGCTGGAGCGTATATCAATGGCGGAGGTACTGTTAACCGCGTCATAGTAGATGAGACTGAAATTGCTACAATAGGGGAGGGAAGCGGTTTTACATACGGCGATGACGGATTTATTCCATATTCCAAAAGCGGTATTGTTATTGCAGATTTGTCGAAGATAGACGCTTCCACATTTTCGCTTACCATAACAGGGGATGACCATTTGCCTTATGCGGAAAATCTCATGCCGTCCATTTACAGGGAATCCGGCGGTGCAGACCGCTTTTACAAGGCACTTAACGACACATACAACAAGGAAACTTTTTTGCGCATTACTAACGTAAAGGCGGAAAATGCACACATATTCAACAATCCATACAAACATGGGAATCCACATGACGGATGTCAAGATTTTGACGAGATAAAGCCATCAATAAAAAACGTAAGAAACAGCGAAAGGGGGCTTTTGCTGTCAGATGGGACGTATCAATACCCCGAAGGACAGCTGTACGGGGAACTGGCGGATGTCGCATTTGACGATAACGATAATGACTTGCTTGGAGATGGAGATGGTACGACAAATGACATATTCAATGGCACTGATGAGTATCAGCATTCATGGTTTTATGTAAAACTCCACAAGTTCAATGGCGTATATGCAGGAACAGATGTCAGCTTTAACATCTTTGACTATGCCCTTGAAAGCGAGGAAGCGTATATCGAAATGACGAGCGGGAACTGTGCGGGATGCAAATTTAGGATAGGCGTTGTAAAAGAGGCAGACAGCTCTACAGGCAAATACATCTTTCACAATCCCGTACAAGTCGGATTAGACGGAAATATCGCTGATGGCGATTTTCTGGGGGGGAAGATAGACAAGACAAAATACCAAGATGCGCAGCAAAATACTATCAATGAAGAGGTCTGGATTGCCGTAAAAAAAGACAATGACACCTTTGGCGTGGTAATGCCCAATGTCACATACAACTACAAACCAAACGTGGGCGACACATTTGTAATCACGGGTATAAAAATGCCGAAGGCACTTGTGCTTGCTGCGGAAAAGCAGCTGGATTCAGCACTTGTGAAATACATGGCAGAAAACAACGATGAAAAATTTTCATTTTCAGTTGTTTTCTCTCGTGTATGGCTAAAAGAAAATCAAGACTTTGCAGGTCTGCTTAACGAAAACGCCAAGATAAATATTTGTTACAACGACCATGTATATTCGTTATATGTGTCATCGTTTACTTGCAAGGCCGATGAAAACACATTATTAGAAGTTTCTGTTGAGCTTTCCGATACCCTTACCATAGGTCAAAATGGTCTAAAAAAACAAGCCGATGCCATAAAAGGGGATATTCTCTCAAATTTATTACCTTATACAAAAAAAGGCGATATTCTTTCTCAAGTAAGGCAGTATTTTTTAAGGAAGGACATAGACGATGAGGCTGTAGGCATACTGAAATTCAATAACACAATTTTACATGCGGATGACATCCGTTCTGTCGCTTTCGATGAAGACATTTTTACTGGTTTCGGCTTCAAGATGACGGCTTCGGGCGACCTCATGGCGGACAGTCTGACGCTGCGGAAGTTCCTCGAAGTGCCGGAGCTGCGCTACAACCGCGCGACGGTGAT